ATCACCACCTACAAAGTCGGCAGCAGTTCCAGTCAAAGCGTTAGTTGGGATGATTTGAACTCCCCAAGCGTTGATTCCGCCGTTAGCGTTGAAAGTAACGCCAGCTGGTAGGATATATTGCTTTTCAGCATCTTTCTCAGAAAGCATCAAGTGATAAGCTCCAGTCTCAACGAATACTCCGTTAGCAGTTCCATTAGCAGCTTTTACTTGTGCTATGATTCCGTGAATTACATCCCAGTTAGTTGCAGACTCAACACCGCCAGCCATAGAAGCTCCAGTGAAAGCAGTAGACTTAGAAAGCAAACCAGCAAGTTGAGGTGAAGAACCGTTACCAGTAAATAGTTGGTTTTCGATTACAGTTTCAACACGCTTAACACCATTGGATTGGATGTAAGAAGCCAAGTAAGCAGCATCTTCCAACATTTCCATAGAAACTTTCATATGAACGCCAATTTTCTCAACTTTAGCTCTTTGCTCTTTGTATTGAACGTCAATTTGAGTTTTCTCAACACCTTCACCGATCATTACTGGAGTACCTTCTTGGTCGTATTCTTCAACCCAAACGGCATACTGAGTCCCGATTGCGCCAACAGATACGTTAGAAAGGTAAACAAGCAATCTTTGTCTAACTGGAGAAACAACACCAGTAAACTCAGAAATAGTTACTTGAGAGCTAGAGTTAGCGTTAGCAATGGTTGAGGCCAAAGTAATGGTTCCAACTGCTTTCTCATTAATTTCAAAAACCAAAGGAGCTTTCAAACGAGAATTAGGCTCATTCTTTAGTCTTTCGATTTCAGCTTGTACAGGCGCATAAGCCTTAATAAAAGCGCTTTTAAAATCTTCAGCGCTTACCTCTTTTTCAACTGCACTCTTTTGCAAAGCAATATCCAATTTGTCAAGTTGCTTCTGCATTTCCGCAGCCTCTTCTTTGCTTACTACATTGTCGAAAGATTTCAACAAAGCTTCAGCCTTTTCAAAAGCCTCATTGGCTTTTACTTCTGCATTTGCTGCTTTAGCTTTCAAAGCCTCGCCAGCCTCTGCGATTACCGCCTTAACGGCATCAATAGTTAAATTTTCCATTTTTCAAGTTCTTTTTTTAGTTGGTTTATAGTTAGTGTCTCAACTTCCACGGCTTGTTTCTCTACTAAAGTAGCTTCGGCTGGCTTTAATAAATCCATAAGTGATTTAAGTTGATTTTCTAATTTCTCAAGTGTTTCGTCGGTTGCATCTGAAGTCTTTACAAACTTTTCTAGTCTGCTCAAATATTCAAAGGCATCCGCCTCGCTTTTAAGGTCGATAAATGTAGTCTCAGGATTAGCACCCAAGAATTGAACCGCTGAACCTTCGTACATCATTACCTCCTTAATCAAATTCGCCTTGGCTTGGTCGTCGTACATTTCCTTTATTGTACGGAATCCAAAAGAATGTTGGTTAATCAATTCACTCTCAATCATTTTCTGAAAGTCTTGACCGGCTGCGTGGCTACCAATCTTAGCCTCGTATCTCAAACCTTTCTGGTCTTCGTAAAGGTTTGTAATTTTTGCGACAACTTTATTCTTGTCGTGGTCGAGTAGGTACTTAATCAACTGCTTTCCAGCTGGGCCACGCTCTTGGATTGTCTTGCTAAACGCTCCTGGTTCAATTACGTCTCCGTCCAAATCCTTGTTACCGAAAACGGCAAAATAGCCAGAAACGATTCCTTGCTTCATATCGCTATCTGCAAAACCTTGATTAATTCCTTTTAATATCATTGTCGTTTTGTTTTCCTTTATTTCGCCTAATTCCCTAAGCTTTCTTTTACTCCAAACGAGAGCCGCTTTACCGCCCCAAGCATCGTACATTAATAAACCGCATCCATCTGAATAGGATGTGGAGGTTTCCAAATCTACTTCGTGACGGCTTAAATAAGAATACATTCTTTTTAAAACGTCCAACGAAATCGGAGAACCGCTTGCGAGCTGGTTGGCTCGTTGCTTGCCTACTGGCGTTCCGCACGGTCCCCATCCATTCTCCTCAACGTAATCTAAAACACGTCTAGCGTTGTTCTTTACCGCCTCTGGATAATCTGTAAAACTCTTTTCGTTTTCGTCAGCCATTTAGCTTATTCGTTTAAGCAAATATACAAATAAAAAAAATTAGGAAACAAAAGGCGATAAATGCCAAAAATCAGTCAGCAAATATTTCTCGGTACTTTTTTGGAATGTCATCTAAATTTGTGATTATATGACTTAATGAATATTTATAGAAATCAAATACCAATTGAGATTTACTTTCTGGAATTTTCCCATTGTGTAACTCATCTAAATACCCTAAATATTTAGCTATTTTTCTAGTTATCTCTTTTTCCGTTTCTCGAAATTCTAATATTTTACCTATCATAACTTACCTCTTAAAGTTTTTGGTACAATTGTTTTTGTTCTATTTAGAGTAACAACAAAATCTACTTGATCAAATCCAAATTGATTAAAATTAGGGCTTGGCCCTTTAATTGTGTATGCGTCATATCCTTTAGAAGTTGCCCAACCTCCAAATTCAGCAAAAGCTTTTAACTCAGTAATAAATTCTGCAAATGCCTCTGGGTTATTTTTTCTAAAATCATTAGAAAACAAATTGTTTGAAGCAGCCCTAAAGTTAAATTTTTGCTCCCACTTTTTTATTACCTCTTCTTTGTATTTTTTAGTTTCCTTAACCCATTGTTGCTCTAATATAGAGAAATCGCCAACCTTCATTTCAGATTTATTTATAAGGGCTGGTAAAACATTTTTATCAATTCCTATAGCATATCCATTAGCTATAGCATACTGATCTTTACTGGCCCAATATGTACCGTTTCCGTAAGTGTTATCTCTTGCTCCGTACAAATCCCCTTTAATGTATTTGTCAATTAATTTATCTGCTTTTAGATTTTGACTAGGTACATCTGAAATCCCTCTATAAATTAAAGTATAATTAGGGTCTTTTGACAATCTTAAAAATTCCTGATCCGATAAAACTTTTGGTAAACCTCTAAATCCTTGTATTTCAGCAAATGCATTTTGTACAGTTTCGTATTTACCATCTATAAGCTCACCCATACTATTATTCTGGATGTTCTTATTACCTTTTGCTAAAGTAAGATATTGATCCTTAAATTGATTGAAATCTGTAAACTTTGCTTGATTTGGTATAAATTCTTCTACTACTTCAATTGTTGGAGTTATATTTTGAGATGGTTGTAAAGGCCTTCTAGGTGTTTCAGTAAACCATTCTCGGAAATTACGTCTTGCGTAAGCCTCGGAAACGTAAACCACAACGCACGAACAATTAACCGTCTGAGCCGCTCCACCGTTTATGTCTCCTGGTTTGTCCATCTGAACAACCCCAATTTTAGGCGAAGTAAACTCGAAAAAGGAATTGGCTGGGATTGGTTTGTTTTGCGCTTGAATATGCTGAAACCTCGGCTCTTTAGATCCGCCGTGTATCCATATTTTCCAAAGGTTTGTACCGGTTTGATTGGCCCAATCTTGTGCGCTTTTCTTTTTGCCTTCGTTAAACGCTCTTGTCGATTCAGTTCTTGCTATTGCTCTTGCTCGCTTTGGGTCTGGTATTTGCTCAAGTAAAAGTCTTTCAATCTGAAAAGGATTTAAACCAGCCTCAATACCCTCTGCAATTATTTGTTTAATCTTATTATCTGTATTGGTATTGACATCAAAAATAAGTTGGCTAAGGTTTTGCAAAACCCAATCTTTGATCCACTCTTTCCAAGTATTTAAAAAAAATTCATCCGGAACGTAAGCCTTTTCTCGGTTGTCTTGACGTATACGGTTAAACTCCTTTTTTGCCGAATCTATAAATACATCTTGATAAAATTTAATATAAGCCTTTTGCATCGGTATAGGCGAAGGATTTGGCTTAGACTGAAGCTTTAGAGCCTCAAAAAAAATCTTTACCCCAAGGCGTTCGTATCTCTTTAAATCAGCTTGCGCCGACCTTCTAACCTTGGAGTAATTAATAAGCCTCATTTTTTAAGCTTGGAAATCGGTAAAATCCGTTGCTGCATTTCCTAAAGCTTCGTCGCTTGGAATTACATTATTTGGAATCCAATGAATATCCATTGCTGGGTCTTCGCTAGCGTGCCAGTTCAATAAACTTCTAACTTCATTACCGGTAAAGTACGGTGATTTACCATACGTTTCTAAAATAACCTTTACATCTGGCTGAAGTTCGGAGAAAGAAGAAATATCAAAATCAATGACGTAATCCATTCCATATGACTTGCAAAGCCATTGAGTAAACTTCTCCTCAATCATCTGAAGTTGCGGCATAATCACGTCAGTAACCAAAGCCTTTTGCGCTCCTTCCAAATTCGCATAGGTAGCGTTTGAACTAAACAAAACTGGGTTAACACCCCACAATCCGCAAAGCGTTTGCAAGTCCATATTTTGAGAATTAATAATATCCATTGCAACCGGACTCAATCCGATCGAATCATATCGCAATGGAATAGAAGACGCTACAATTTTATTAATGTTTTTATTTCCATTAATTCTTTCGTCTATTCTTTCGTCCATCTTAGCTCTTTGCTCTGGAGACGGCCAAAACTCAGGATTTGTAATGTTAGGCGAAATAATGCCTTTTGCACCTCCATTTTGGAAAGTCTTTTGCTTGGCTTCAGTTGCTTCGTTGTTAGCTTGCAAAGTCTTTAATCCAGCTAAAAGCGGAGGCATTCCACGAAGTTGCGCACCGTTTAAATCCCAAGTAAGGTTTGTGTTTTTAATATGCAAAACTTGACTCGCTGGAATCTCAATATTTTGGTCTCCAATAATCAATTTATAGCCACAAACCGGCTCGAATAGGTTGCCAGCAACTATTTCCACATAGTTAGAAGGCATCACATACATTTCCTTTATTTTTCCTTTATTAAGGCCTTCAGTAGGCTGAAATCCATAAACAAATATTTCTCCGCTAGTATTGTACCACGTTAGCATATTGTCCAAGAATTCCGACCAAGTTTGCATCGGGTTAGGATTCTTAATCAACTGACTAACTGGGTCTGAATAGGTAACGTCAACCAACTCCTTTTTACGCATTGCGATTGATTGCAAGCGGTTTAATTCCTTAGTCGTGTATTTAGCTCCTCTATATCTCTTGCTTGCCTCTGTCTCTTTGTAAACGAAAGTTGGGCATTGCTTACCCTTTTCTGCTATTTTACGAATGATTGAATAAACCAAGGCGTTGCCTTTGTATCCTTTGTCTATAAATGTTTGCTGATTTGAGTCGTACCAAACAACAAGCGTAGAGGCCGTAAATTGGCCGTATAGAATCTGATTTAATAGGTTTACATCTGGTTTCTGAGGCGTCGAAATAACCGCTGGAGTTATGTAATCCCTGAGAGCCTTTAATAGCATAGCATATTCGTTTTAACAAATATACCTAAATATTTTTTTCAAAATATCCTACTCCCCAAAACCAAAGTCCAATAAGGCCCAAACGCCCATACCATTCCCATAAAAAAATATTAAAAGAAAGGAAAACAAATGAAATTAAAAGGTAACAACATATCATCCAAAGTATTAAAGCAATCGTTTCTCTTTTCATATTGAAAACTCAAATTTAGTTCCAAGCATTAATTCAGTTAGACCCCAAACCAAGGCGTCTACTCTATCAGGCGATTTGCCTTTATCTGGATCAAAGGTAACCATTTGCCTTTCAAGTATTGGAAATTGCCCAACGTGGTAAATTTTATTTTGTTCATAAAGGCTATAGATAGGCTCTGCCCTGACATACTTTCCCTTTGTTGCAGTTACAAGCTTTATTCTTGCAGTCGCGTTTTGCGACCTTAAAACGCTTTCTACCATATCGCCTCCTTGGTTCTTTTCTGCTACTATGCAATCCGCATCCCAATTCTTAAAGGCTTGGCTCGCTACTTTTGCCCATTCATTAGGCGAATACTTGCCAGATAAATCCTCCAAGACGTAGCCTTTGCCTTGCTTATCTTTTCCGAGTACAACAATACCGGTTTCGTCCGAGTCTAAATTTGCCGAAGCAGCTGGGTCAATCGCAACAACTATTCTTTCCAAATCTGGTTTTGAAATGACCTTTATTTTATCAATCAAAGGCTTTGACCAAAGTAAGCCTTCAGAATCCTCTAGCCATTTGCCTAAAAATAAATGCTCAAATCTGTGGAGGTTTTCTTGCTTAACTCTTTCCGCCTGGTCAATAAAGCTTTGCGAAAGGTTTCTCTGATTATCTAAATACGTTGTATGAATGTAAGTACAGTTGCTTGTTTTCTGCTTTACAAAACGATTATAAATCCAATGCGACTTGTAACTAGGATTCATAACAAGAATGACTCTGTTAGGCTTATTTGCCGCTCTAATCGAAAGGTCTATGCGGTCGAATACATCCTCATCGTTTAGTTCCTCTGATTCGTCAAGAATAAAAGTTGTAACTCCAGCGATTGATTTAAGGTTTGCCGTTGCCGTTCCTTGGCTAGTCTTAATTCCACGAAATAGAATCTTTGAGCCGGTTACCTTGTTAATTATTTCGCTTTGGGTAATTTCAAAGTCGCCCTCTTTATTCATTAACTCTATTTTGTCAATAAATTCTGGAATAATCGAAATAAAGGCACTTGTTAGCGTCCAACGGGTAAAAAGAATAACGTGGCCTTCCTCGTAAGTTAGATTTAAAAGGAAAAGGGATAAAGTCCAAGACTTACCAGAGCCACGTCCGCCAGTTATTAGATAATATCTAGTTTTAGGCCTTTCGTAAAATAAAGGCTTGTATTTATCTAGCAGTTTTATTGATTCCATTAATTACTTGGCAACCATTCGATTGGCGGAGTCATTTTTTCTCCTTGGCTTGTAATATCCACCGCTTGTTTATCAGTCCAACCAAATCTGTTTTTCATATTCATATACCAACCAGTATAATTAAAGTCTCTATTTTCCAAGTTTTTACGGCCA